GTTCTTTACTACTACTGTATCAGCTAGAGTAAACTTGCGAGTAAAGGCACGATCTGCGATACCCTTGAAGAGATAATCTTCACCCGAGGTATCAATTGATCCTGCAACCGTTAGCACATCATCTTTCAGTTCAATATCAATGTTTTGTTTGCCAAAACCGGCAACAGCAATCTCAATGACGAAATGTTCCTCATCCACTTTCTTGATATTGTATGGAGGATATGATGGAATCTTCGGAGCATATTCACTTGCTTCGGCAAGCCGTCTTAGGATTGAATCAAATCCAATAGCGGTTTTAGGAAGATTTCCTGTTGTGAATGAAAAGGGATCAAAGTAAGGTGTGTTAGTCATGTTTGTTCTCCTATAGTTAGCGAGAAATGAAATGAATGAATCCTCCTGGAAACATTCATTGTATATTATATAGTAAACTTTATGGTCTTGTCAACCAATTAACCAAAGTGTTCCGTTACTGAATACAGGAACAACATTAGATCCTCCGGCATATACCGTTTTGTAAAAGGTAGTGCTATTAGCATCTGTAACCATTGCTCTATAACCTGCACCTATCGAAGCGGCAGGCAATGCAGCAACGGTTGTTGTATTAGACTTAAATAGTGTTGCAATGACATTGCTTGCAAAAACTGCATTTGCTGTAACAACATTTCCTGTTGTGAATCCGGAACATGTAAATGTGTTTGATAAGATAACATTAGAGTTTACGGTATTGGATAATATCAAATCTTCATAATTTGTATTACTGTATAGTATGTTTGTTGTCAATGTGTTTGATACAGTATTACCATAGATAATATCTGATGACAATGTATTAGATAACACCACATTAGAGTTTACTGTATTGGAATTAATAAGGTTTATAGTAGCAAGAACATTGGATGTGAATGTATTGGATACGATTACATTAGAGTTTATAGTGTTTGATATTATAAGGTTGCTACGAATTGTATTGGCATTGGCAATATTAGATTTCATAACACCAGAAGATGCTGTACCAGAACAAATTATTGTATCGGAATCAGTTGAGTTAGTAACGATTGAGGAACATGTTATATTAAGATTAGCGGTAATATTATTTGCTTGCACATTGTTGGAAGATAATTCCACCACAGTGAATGTGTTGGCTACGAACACATTGGAAGTTATTGATTCAGAAACAAATGAATTTGATATGATAACATTTGAGTTTAGGGTATTTGATATTATTAGGTTATCGTGATATGTATTACCATATACAATGTTTTCATAGTAGGTATTACCATATATCGTATTGGCATATATAATATCAGAATTGGTTATGTTAGCATAAATAAGATCCGACATAATACTAGTATTAGCATTGACTGTATATACTGCAACATTGTTACCCAAGTAAACATTGGCATATACAACACCTGTTGGATCAACACTAAACTTACTTTCACTAGTTACTTTAAGGTTGATAAGTCTTGCATCAGGACCATGGCCGATGTCAATAACATTTAGACCAAAACCACTATATGCAGCACCTGCATCTAACCATGTTGCTGAAACATTTGATATACCTATTGTCATTGTGATATCACCGCTGATGTTAAATTGATAGTTGGATAAAGATCAAAATATGAATCTAATACTATATATTCACCATCGTCCGTGACTAATGCATCAGAAGCATCATTAACATTTGGATATGGGTTAGTCACAGGAACAGGAAGCATTTTTGCCTCCTGAGTGGAAACATCTACAGTTGGATTGTTTGTTTTGACATTATGCAATGCATCTGTTACAATTGTTCTAGTATCAAAGAAGTTATTAAAAGTGAAATGGACTCCAGATGATTGACCGACCACAACTTGTCCTGGATAGATAACTGGCCCAGTTGGGTTGGCAATTTGTGCTACGGCACCTCCACCTCCAACTCTCGTAAATCCCGCAACCTGTCCTACAATCTGGGATCCTAATCCTATCATTTCACCTATGTTTAATCCTTGAAAACCTATTACACTACCAAAAGCACCGAAGATTGGTTGCATCATACCCAATCCAGCACCTAAACTTGTTATGCTTCCTAATCCGTTTAATCCTGCCATATTTGATAGATTGCCGGTTAACTGACCTAAGTCACCTATTCCATTTGCGCCTAGGAGGCCTAGAAAAACATTCTGTGATCCTTGAATAGGAATAGGCAATCCCTGGACGTGTGGTATTATACCTAGAATATCAGGTGCAGCCATACTCATAATACTTGGTGCTGCTGCCAATAAAGATTGTCCGACACGAATGTTTGATATTCCAGATATGATAGGTCCTAATGAGTTATGAACGTCAAGAGTGCCTAATGCCGCAGGCATAATGTTGTTTACCAGAACAGTTGGAATAGGTGGTATTGGTATTGATAATGCTCCGCACATGCGAAGCATACCTATTAAGTGCCATGGAAACATTCTACTTTATAGTTCCTCTATTAGACAACTTTGCGAGGTCTCCCTCTTCCTCTTTTTTCCACAAATGCTTTATTTGGAATCTCCGCAACACTTATTACAATAGTTTCACTAGCAAGAGATGATAATCCAGTTGATCCCATACCACCAGTTCTATTAGTCTTTACACCTGGTCTTGTTACTGATTCCACAATCTCATACTCAGCATCCTTAATCAACTCTGCCTGTGCAATACGATCACCATTCATAATGGTAATATTGTTATCAGAAACATTGTGTAGAAGTACCATGACTTCCTCAACATAATCGGAATCAATCACACCCTCTGCATTAGCAAGAACAAGGCCTTGCTTTAAGGACAGACCGGAACGAGCATGGACTCTCACGGAGTAACCCTTTGGTATATCCATAATAAGACCAGTAGGCACCGCTACACGATCACCAGGAGTCAGGAGGATTTGATTATTCATAACTCTATTGATAGGTTTATTTGATTTGGAAAAACCTTTATAGGTATTATGTCCGTATCCTTGAAAAGATAGATCAAAACATGCCGATTGTGTGGTCTGTTTCTTAGGTAGTTTGATTTGTGGATGTGTTCGCCAGATTTTCAATTTTTCCATAATATACTCACTTTCGTTATTGTGTTTCGGAGTTAAATCTCTTCTTGCCAAGAGAATACTTAGCAACTAGATTCCAGTTACCTTTTTCTCCATATGATATGATTTTGATTCTATTTAGTGGCGTTAGTGGATCAGAACTCTTATTCTTATCGATAAGTTCAATCAATCCCCATTCTGCTAAAAGGTTAGCAATCGTATTACGTCGACCTCTATCTTCTTCTGAAAAGTCGGTAGGTTTACCGTCGAGTATAAACATCTCTTTGAAATGGACGAGATAATAATGGCCTTGTTTATGGAGTATATGACATGACTGATAGAGTGTTTGATCCTTTTTGGATGCTACACCAATTCTCGTCAACGTCTCTTTAACCTTGAGAAAGGCCTGAGGATCAGGAAGTCTAACTTCCACGAAGTCGTCTAGGTTTACTGTCATTAGTTCCACCTTTATGTAGTTTCTTTTTAATTTCTTGCATATCGGCGTCTTTCAGCAAAACCAGTGCTTCTTTGGCCTTTTCGTTAGAGTAACCATAATACTCTTTTACGATTTCCAGGTCTTCAATGGTCTCACGTTTCTGCCATGGTCTAAATGGTCTTTTATAACCACGGATACTATTTAGTAAATACTGATATTGCATAGTACCAGACAGAGATGGAAACCTATTCATTTCATTTGCTTGTAATATACAGTCATAGTGGAATGATAATGCACGGTTAACAACGTATGCATTATAGTCTTTTTCATCCTCCAGAACATTGTGTTTATTCTGGAGGATAGAAGGTATGATTTCTTTGAATAGATCAGCCATTATAATTCATATTTCCTAAAAAACATCTGTATGTTTTCAACCAGGTCTATATTCTGTAATAGTTGCTCTCTAATCCAATCAGTTTTTCCTCTACGATAAACCCATAACAAATAATCTGGGTCTATATTCCATACATCATTATATGATAGAGGTCTCCTAGTTTTTGAGTGACTAACTCCATACTGACCACCTTCTACAATGTCCGTACCAGGAACACAGCGTTTTTTTCTCGCTTCTTCTTGTTTGTTTTTGAGTTCTTCTAAGAAAGATTTTTCAAAATCTTCTTCAGACAATCCACTTTTACGGAAATCTTTTCGTATAAAATTAAGAGAATACATTATTTGACCTCACATTCAACCATCATTTCAGTCAGACAGGCCACAAGGTTCAACTCTTGGTCTGCCACAAATGCTGCTTGATACTGGTACTTTGCAAGTGTGACAACTGCAATAGGTATCGTTTCCGGTTTCAGAAAGTCATTTAGTCCTTCATAGATATCACGATAGATACGAGAAGGATCAATGTCTGAGCTGTTCACAACCCACTTACGCATAGCACCAAAGTCTTTCTCCTTTAGTGCCTTGATTAGGTCCGATAAACTTCTAACACTATCAAGTTGAGCAACAACACCAGCGTCAATGTTTCCAGAAACAGAATGACGTTGGAGTTCATTAAGAGATCGGAAGAGCGTC